AGACGTACTGGGCGCAACGCGACCGAGTTGCGTCGCGGAGGACGCGACGATCACGTCACCGGTTGCTTGACTTGCGATAGACAGCCCACCGGCATAGATCGCAATTTCATTCGCAACCACGTCGGCATTCCAAATAGCCGCGGTTATGAGCGTTCCGGTCGATTTGGTTGTCGGTGCGATATAAGCCATGTTCTTATTTAGGGGTTACGCTCGGCCACGCAATTGCCTGGGGATCGCTTTGGTTGGCTGGTAAATCTCGGAGCGACTGTCGGTATGTAGACCACAAGGCTTTATCTGCGTCTGAGAGCGGGCTGTCCGATAACTGGGTCCAGTCGCAAGCATAGAGCAATGTGTCTCTGTCCGAGCGCACCTCTTGCCAATCCCACAGCGTGACCTCCGCGTCGAAATTCTCGATGATGGCGGCGGCTTCGAGTTCTTGGGCTGGTGTTGCCCCATCAAACTGCACAGACCACGTCGACGGGTCATCACGCTGGCCTATCGATACGCCGTGTATGGGTATCCCATCGCGCTTGCAAGCGTTGTCGAGTACTTCTGCTGTCGGTGTATCAGGCATAACATGTTCCTCTAATACCAGAACGGTGATGGCGTGCTAGCAGCTTGTCGTGCCGGCAAAGCCAAACCGGCGCAGCCCGCCGTCGTCGCCCGCGAAGCCCACCGTCCCACCACCGGCCCCCGTGTTCTCCAGCCACGCGAGATAGCCATGTCCAACGGTGGGCGTGTAACTGATCGACGCCGACATGATCGTCCCGCTACCGCCAACTCCCTGCCCCGCGATACCTGAGCTAGCGCTAAAAGCGGTCGTTGCGTCCACCCCGAAACCGATCACACTCGCGATAGTGCCGCTGGATAGATAGCATCGGACGTTTAGTTGTGCCATCGTTGCGTCGCCAATGCCGCCCGTGGTAATTTCTGCCTTATTGGCCGCGTTCCCGTTTGCCTGTCGTATCGTGTCGGTGGCATAGGTCCACGAGTCTGCCGTGTCGTAGACATGTATGCGCTTGCTGACGCGGTGGCTGTAGTTCCACACGTTGCGAAACAGCGCCGCGTCAGAACAGTTCTTGCTACCATCGAGATAGACCGTCCCCATATAGCGTTGCGACGTATCTCCCGTCTTGACGAGCACGCCGTCCTGCACAGTCAAGGCCGTCGCTCGTGTCGTCCCGTTTGTCCAAGTCAGGATGGCGAGGGCTGGCGTGCCACCATTCTCATCGAGGAAGACATCGTGCGGTTTTGACGCTGAACCTCCCGACGTAGAGATCGACAATTCAGCGACGGTGTATACGACCCACGCAGAGCCCGTGTACAACGCGACTGACTTCCCCCTGTATGGGGCGAGATAGATCGTGGACGCTCCGGTCACATCAGCCGTGGTGACTGCTAATCCCGACGTGAGCGTCAACCGGTGATCGCATTGTGACGCGATGGCAGTGGCCGCTGGCGCTGTAGATCCCCACGCCGATCCCGTACTCGTCAGCACGTTACCAGACGTACCGGGCGCAACGCGACCGAGTTGCGTCGCGGAGGACGCGACGATCACGTCGCCGGTCGCCTGGCTCGCTATGGCTACCGCACCAGCATTAATCGCGACCTCGTTGGCTACGAGATCGGCGTTCCAGATCGCGGTCGTAATCAGGTCACCTGCCGATCGTGTTGAGGGGGCGCTGTAAGCCATTTGTTATCTCCTAAAATCCCAGCGTCGTCGTCAGGCCGTTCTCGCTTTGCCCCACGGTCCCGAGCATCCAGATCCCGGCCGAGGAACTGGGGGCGAGCCCAAACGTCGCGGTCACCCACGGCCCGCTCGTGATCCGCAGTTTAACAGACTGGATCACCATCGTCTCTTCGCTCGCGCCGACGTTTGTCTCGCTCACCTGGATGATATCGCCAGGCTCGCGCGCGAGCGCGTGCAGCAGTAGGTCGGGAGAGGCATTCCCAGCGAAATCGATCGACTGCAATTGTGCAGAGGCCGAGCTGTTATATTTTTCCTCGACGACGGACGCATACGCTTGGGCCGTCACGGGGTCGGACTGGTACGTCAGCGCGATGCTGAGTGTTTTGTCGCCGTACGGCTGCGAAGACTGCGCGGTAAACGTCTGAGGCGATTTCTCATACACCCCCTTACCTCGCAATTGCAAAAATGCCGCGCCGGAAGCATTCACGAGATAAATCGCAGCGCTGGCATGATTGTTTGTGATCGCCAGTGTGGCGCTGGAACCGTACTGCGTCGTCACGACAGCCAGTGACGAGGTGAGATTCGTGCCTGTTCCTGCCGCGTTCGCATTGCCGAGGAAATCGGTCGTGGCGGTGCAGTTCACCACGTCGACGGCTCCGATCAATGTGTCCGTGTTTTCAGGATCTCTGTACTGCACGATCATCGTGACCGTCTCGCCAGCCGCTACCGCAAACGGTGCGCCCGTGGCGGCGTACACTTTGGTCGTCGCAGCGGAATCCACCGAGCGCGGGCTGATCGTGGTTTGGACGTGGTTCACAAATTCATCGATGCTCGCGTTGGTACTCAGGCCCTGCATCGTCTCGTTGAAATGATACGCGGGTGTGCCAGTCGTGCGGGTGTGTCGCGACTGGAATTCAAACGTCCCATCACCACGCATGATCGCCACACCGAAGCCAGACACGCACACGTTTTTGATCACGCTCAGTGCCAGCGCCCCTCCACGCAATTCGTTAAACGCGTAAGGGTACGTGTCCACGCCTGCCGCGATCGAGCGGTACAGGGGCTGTGCAGCGGCTGGGACGGCGTCGAGGATCGTCGTGATCAGTTCCGACTCGGACTGATTGATCTGGATGGCGACATCTCGCAGGCGTGTCTCTGCCAGATCACGCATCCCATCGTACGACGTCACGGCGACGCGGCGCGTGCGGTACGCGCCCGGCGCGGGGTTCGCGGACCTCAGTTTGCCGTTATGCTTCAGGTAGCCGAGTCGCGCGGTGATCGTGCCGCTCGCGGTCACGGCTGGCGTCAGACTCCCGAGGCCATAGGTAAACGTCGTGGTCGAGGTAACCGTGATTCGGAATGTGCCGTTATAGGTGGAGGGAGACGCCCCGGCGATGGTCACCCAGTCCCCAGAGCTGTAGCCATGACTCCCGCTGGTGGTGACCGTGGCGGTGCTGGTCATTTCTCCCAGAAACGTGGTCTGGCCCAATTCTGAACGGCCGACCGTACCCAGCAGCCACTCGTACGCCGCGGTCAGGCTCGACACAGACTGAGGCGTGTCAAGGGTGCGGTACAGAATGACGCGGATGCGCGCGCCGAATGCCCACCCGCTGAGCACATCGGCGTGCTCAAAACTATATTTGTACCCGTTCACCGAAAATTGAGCGGAGCCGGTCCCGGCGACACAATCGAGCGGCTTATCTCCAGAGATCCCGTAACTGATCGTGATGCCCTGGGGGGCCGACATGACATCTGCTGAGATATCTGTCCACGTATCTGTTGACGTTTCGACCGCGACCACGACCTCAAGCGCAGCGCCCATATTTATCTCGACAGGACAAGCGAGTCTTGGATCGCGAGGCCAAACGCCCGCGGCTGGTCGCGCAGCAGATCCTCGATCGAAGAGAGCCGATTCTCGACGAGGTGCATGTCGGTGGTCCCCCCGCGTTGCACACCAGCTTCGCTGATCGGCGTGATCCGCTCTCGCCCGTGCAAGATCGCGGGGGTGCCCGCACCAAAGTCGAGGAATTTGCCCTGCGTCCCGTGTGCGAATCCTGGCACCGATCCCCCCGGCATCTCGCCGAAGTCAAACGTGGGTATGGGGGGGATGTGGAAATTCACCTGGACGTTGGCGTCTGGGATCGCGTTGATCTTTTCAGTGACGTTGTCGATCGGTTTGATGACGTCGATAAATTTCTGGATCAGGTCACCCAGTGACCCCATCACATCCGCCAACCGGTCTTCGATCGGTTTAGCAAAATCGATCTCGGAGAGATCGGTCAACATCACCCCGTTCTCGTCGATCGCATCGCCGGAGGCGATCCATGCCTCGACTGCTGGCCGCATCGCCTCGGGGATCGCATCACCCGCCGCTTGACTGTCGCGCACCACAGACGCGATCGCACCGCCCTGCGCCGCGATGATCCGCTCGACACTCATGCCAGAGGCGAGAAGCATGTCGAAATCCGCGGCGATCTCTAGGGCGGTCTCACCGATCTTCGCGGAGCGATAACTGGGCCCCAGGTCTTCGAGTGCGATGCCCCACCGCTCCGCGGCTTGCTCCGCGGCTTGCGTGTCGAAAACCACTTGCCCCGCCATTGCCAGGAACCCGTCGCGCTGCGCGTCGGTAATAACACCCAGGTCGATCAGCTGTGTGAGTAGTGGCCCGAGCCCCTCACTCGTGACACCAGCGAGGCTCTCGCGTAGCGTCGACAGGACGCCGGGCAGATCATTACCGAGCGCCTGGTCGACCAAATCCTGCCCGACCACATCTACGATGGACTGCATGTCGAGACCGAACTGCTCGGCGAGTTGTATCAACTCGAAGAACGCGGCTTGCCCAGCCGCGTCGGTATTGCCAAACTCCGCGGTCATCGAGGCGAGTACGGGGAGCAGCCCGGTCAGTGCTTGCTCCGCGTCGATCTTGCCCAGGTCGATCGCGCTGAACGTATCGCGCGCCGCATCGGCAACCCGCTCGAAACCCACAGCCATCACCCCCCCGGCTTGGTCGATAACCGTCCCCAGCGAGAGCACCAGCCCGCCAAAATCGTCGCCGACTTGCGTAGCCATGTCCGCCGCGGCGTCCGCCGCGGTGTCGGTCAGGGCGATGCCCCACATCCGCTTTGCGGAGATGCGGAGGTTGTCTGTAGTCGAGCGCCCAAACAACCCCACAAACGCTTTTGCCAATTTGATCGTGCCCTTGACGGCTAACTGCACCCCGACGTTGACCAGCGAGGCTATGCCACCAGAAATGATCGAACCGAATTGGTCGACTACCCCCTTGCCAAGATTTTGGAAAAACCCGCCCATCCCAGCGCCCCCAGTGAGGCCCTTGATGAACCCGCTGACCGACTCACTCATCCCGCTCAGGAGACTCGGGCCACGCGCGGATTCTTTGAGCCACGCGCGGGTGTCTGAGGCGGTGTCCTCGATGGCCCGACCTAATGACATCACGTCGTGCGTATACTGCGTGATGGGGCTCGCGATGAACGTCGAGGCGAGGTGCAGACTCGCCGCCTCGGCTTTCTGGAGGGTCGTCGCGACGAGCGTGAAGCCTCGTGCCACCGGGGGGAGTGGTACAGCCGCGAGCCACGTCGCGCGCGCGAGCGATGCCAGCGCATCACTCAGCGCGACCCCCTCCTGTTGCAACTCAAGCGCCGCCGCGCCCGCCCGCTGTTGCGTCCGCACATTGCCCCGCTGGGCGTCATCGAGCGCACCCCATGCTGCCGTCAGCGTGTCCAGGTCGCGGACCACATTCGCGCCGGAGAGATCATCGCGCAGGCTAACCACGGCATCAGCCAGATCGCTGGTGGTGTCCGCGGTCACGGCGAGCGCACCAGATGCGTCGCCCGCAGCTACCTGGACGCGCTCAAACTGATCCGCGATCCGCGCTAATTCGGGCGTGAGGGTCTCGCCATCCGCGCGTAGCTGGATCGCACGTTGCGCGAGGAGGGCCATCTCGTCCTTCGCTAGACCGCCCGCGACACCACCCAGATTCGCCATCGCCGTGTGTAAATCTTGTACCGTGCCCTCGACACCCGCTACGCCCAGCGCAATGCGTAAATCCTCGGCGGCGGGCGTTACATCCCCGAGGTCTTCGTTGAATCGCCGCGCGGCTTTCGCGGCTTCGTATTCCTCATCGGATAACGCGCCGAAAACGTGTTTCAGCTTATCCAACGCTTTACCAAAAATCTGCGCCTTCGCCGCCAACTGCACAAATTTGAACGCAGCAAAGGCCAGCGCGACAGCCGCGATGATGGGCAGCAATGGTGACGCCATGACCCCGACGACGGAGAACGCTGCGGCCACCCCGCCGAGCGCGGTGGCGAGCGGAACCAAGACACCCATGACTGCCCCGATGGCGCTCACGAGGACACCAAGGCCGACCAGGACGGGCCCCGCTGCCGCCGCTGCCGCCGCGAGGCCGATGACCCACTTCTGCGTCGTCGGTGACAGCGCCGTGAACGCGGGCACAAGTGTGTCCGAGATCCAGTTCGCGACCTTGATCCCGGTGTCGAGGAACGCCTCCAGTGTGGGGGCGAGCTTCTCGCCCATTTCGATCATCGCGCCGCTCGCGGCGCTCTTAAATCGCGTAAACGCCCCGCTTAACCCCTCCATTTGAATCGCCGCGATCCGTTGGGAGACGTTGCCGACGTTTTCCAGTTCGCCCGTCATCTTCCGCAGAGCTTCGTGCCCCTGTGATACCAGCCCCGCCATCGCAGGCCCAGCCCGCAGGCCGAAGATCGTCATCATCTGCGCGGTCGTCGCGGATTTGTCGCCAAGCTGCTGCACGATGTCCGACATCGGCAGGAGATTGCCTTCCGCATCCAAGGCATTCAGCCCCAGAGCCCGCATCTCCGTCGCCGCTTTTTTCGTCGGGGTGAGCAGCTTGGTGATCGCGCCTCGCAGCGCGGTGCCCGCCATTGATCCCTGGATGCCCGCGTTCCCCATCATCGCAATCGCGGCGGTCGCCTCCTCGAAGCTGACCCCCGCCGACTTCGCTACAGGCCCGACGAATTTCATGGATTCCCCCAGCATACGGAGGTCCACGTTCGCGCTCGTCATCGCCTGCACTAAGATGTTATTCGTGCGTGCGAGGTCGGACGTTTGCTGCCCGTAGCCGGTCATGATGTTGGACGTAATGTCGGCGGCAGAAGCGAGGTCGATCTGGGCGCTGGCGGCAAGCTCCAGCACGCCCGGCATGGCCCCGATGATCTCCGTCGTCTTGAAGCCCGCCATCGCCAGGAAGCCCATCGCGTCAGCCGCCTCGCTCGCGGAGAATGCGGTCGTCTTCCCTAGCTCTTTCGCTTGATCCGACAGCTTCTCGAAGTCTGCGCCCGTCGCACCCGTGAGCGCCTTGACCCGGTTCATCGATTTTTCGAATCCACCAAACGCGACCGCGACCGCGGCGACACCTCCCACAATGGGTGCCGTGAGCCCCATTGTCATCGACGTACCCGCGGCGCGCATACTGGCACCGGTTTTTTTGAGCTTCGGCCCGAGTCGCTGCAACGACGACTGTGCCTTATTCAGCGCAGGCGTCAGGGTGTCGACAAGTTTGAGGTTAGCGATGATCGTGCCGATGTTGATCATGCATCTCCTCGCTCTGTGTCGATGCCGAGTGCGCGGCCGACGAGTTCCATTTGAATGCGTGTGTAGCGTGCAGCCAATTCGTCGGTGGGGTGCGCACCTTTTCGCGCCGATTCGATTCTCGATTTGGCATTTGCTAACGCACGAAAATCGAGCACCTGAAATATCGACCCATTGCAATCATTTTCGAGCGCTTCGCGTGCCGCATCGGGCAAGCACGCGAACTCCTCACATATCCGGCTGATGACCCAGGTGTCTGGTGGCGGTGCATCGTCAGTCTGCTCTAGGTACGCGACGAACCGCCTGGCGCTTCCCCCGATTCGCTCGGGGTGGCTGGTCGCGAGAACTCGAAGATCGCCGAGGCGAGAAACGCGGCCGTGGGTTCGTCCAGTTCACCGAGAATTGACACTCTGTTCACATCTGTGATCGCAGGTTCGAGCGTCCAGCTCACCACGCCTTTTTCCAGCAGTGTATCTCTGTGATAATTGGAGAGATTGGCCTCCTGCTGTTTCTGGATCTTGTCGATTTTGTCCGCGTCGGCTGAGCGCAGCGCTTGCATCAATTCCCCGCCGATCTCCCGCATAAACCCGATCCCCTGGCTCTGCTGCGCCGCCGCCGCGTCGGCGAGTTTACGGTGTGACAGCTTCCGCAGCACGGCGGACTCCCCTGGGTCACCCGGAAGCTCGACAGTTAACGTCTGATTCAGTACTAAGCCCATATTCGTACGTTCTCCTATTTTTTCTGATGTTACGACCAGGCTCCGGTGCCGGTCGGGACCAATTCCGCGACGATAGTCTGAATCGCACCGTTCGCGGCCACGACTTCCGACGACATCAATCTCACATCGACCGTGTATGTTTTGCTGTCCCCGAACACGACGACTAGCTGCCTGCCGTCGTCCTGCGGACCATCATCGATGACCCCGAGAACCGCATGGGTCCCCGTCGAGCCAGTTGTGTCCCAAATGCAGGTTAGCGAAATATTCTCGGTTTTCTTCGTACCTGTGGGCGTCTGCTCTTCCCACGCATCACCGAGCGCGGTCGTATCCTGAAGGATGGAGGTCTGCTTAATACTGATCCCCTCCAAAATGAAATTTGTCAGGGCGCGCGCCGTGCCACCAGGAGCATCCTCCAGGGTGACGGTACAACTTGCGGGACCATATTTTCCTGCCAT